GTGCCCAGGCTGCGGCGGGGTCAAGCTGGGCGAGATGGCGATCTGCGAGACCTGCAAGGGGTTCGGCACCCGCGAGGTGCCGCACGAAGCCGAGGGCCAGCTGATTTCCGGGCACATCGCCGCCCATGTGGACCGCGCACGCTCGGGCACCATCGCCGCGCTCAAGCGCATGAAGGGGCTGAAGGTGGTTGCGGCCGGCAAAGGCTGAGGTATACTGCGTGCCTAGAGCGCAGGCGCCAACAATCCCGCCCGCGCTCATCCCGGTAAACGTCCCCAGGCGGTGAGTCTGGCAAGACATGGAAGCGATGGGGGAGCACGCCCCTACAGATCAAAAGCCCGCTGGCAATGCCCGCGGGCTTTCGCATTGCAGACTATGCTTTCCGCATGAAACGTGAATTTGCGGTGTTTGCGGCGCTACTGGCGTTGATTGCCTCAGCCGTATTGGTGGGGCTGATGTTCCGATATGACTACTCTCCTGACAAACTGAAGAGGGTGGATCGACTATCGGGGCGGGTGGAGTACGAATGCAGCATGCGTGGCGCTGGGTACGCCACATTGCAAGAATGCATGCGTCCGCAGCAAAGCGGAGAGGATCGATTGATAGCCTGCCTACGCGACAAGGAGGCAGATCTGAAATCGCTACTGCAGATCCAGCAAAAGTACGCCGAGATCAGAAAGGCGGGTCGTGAGGTTATGCCCTGGGAAATGCTCAGGGAGCCGCCACTTCGGCCGGATTGCTAACTGCAGATTTTTGGATTGCTGGGCCGATTGCTTGGCGTCAGCTCCACAGCCCGCACGGTTCACGCCCTGCGGGCTTTTTCGTTGGCTCCCCGATCCAGCCGGGGCCGCCCCTGAGTGGCGTGATGGGGCGGGCACTCCTCCGTGAGCTGTCGCGGAGCTGGAATACAGAGAACGGCATTCCCCCTGTGGCATTGGCCATAAGCCCGAAGGGGTGACCCACACATGGGCTCGGCATCGCCGGGCCTTTCCTGTTTCTGGAGGTTCTATGAGCAATACGCATGAGAAGGCCCAGGCCTACGGATTCAGGAGCGCAGATGTTCTGCGTGCGCTGGACGCCTCTGGCGTGCCGACGTTCGCAGTGGGCGCCACGCCCGTCGAGGAGCGTTCAGGCGCTGCCACCTCGACCCCCTGCCGCGAGGAGTTCCTGCTGGGGATCCTGGCCGAGTTGCGCGGCATACGCCAGGAGATCCAGCGCATCGAGCAAAAGCGCCGCGCCGCCGTGCGCCGGCTGCTCTACGGCGCCTAAGCCCTTTCTGTTTCCGCCGCCACCAGGTGCGCCCGGCAAAGCGTGCATTGCGCATGGGGTGCAAGGCCTGTGTGGCGGCACCTATCCCACCCACAAGGAGACCCACATGTCCCAGACTGAAGAAGCTGAAGGCGTTGTTTACCGCCATCTCGAAGATGACGTGGAGCGAATCATCCCAACGCAGGGCAGGGTGCAGGCGCGCGACTTGGGCCAGAAGGTGGAGATCCTCCACGATGGCGTCCACCGCCTGATCTTCGTGAACGGCCATCCCATCGGCCAGGTGCTGAAGCTCGAAACACCGCGCAAGGGCGGGATGCTGGCCGGCGTCGTGGAGCTCAGCTTCGTGGCCGCAGAGATCGTGGAGCGCAAGGTGAGTCGCGATGAGTTCAACGCCCATAAATCCGAGGGCGCGGCGAAGAACTGATGGCCAGGCTCCAGACGCTCAAAAGCTCTGTACCCATGCTCGACACCCGCCGCGTGCAGACCATCCAGGCCGGCAGCTGGCGCACCAGCAACCAGACGGCAGCACAGCGGGGTTACGGCTACAAGTGGCAGAAGGCTCGCGAGGGCTTCCTGCGCTCTCACCCCCTGTGCGTCCGCTGCCAAGCCGAGGGCAGGGTGGAGGCGGCGACTGTGGTTGACCACCGGGTGCCACATCGAGGCGATCAGGCTCTTTTCTGGGATCGCAGCAACTGGCAGTCGCTGTGCACCACCCACCATTCCCGAGACAAGCAGCGCGAGGAGCAACAGAGATGAAGACAGTTCTTACCGTCGCCTTGGTCCTGGCCGCTGGTGCTGTGATGGCTGCGCCCGTCGTCGTCATCCCGGCCCGCCCGGTGATCGTGGTTCCGCCAGCCAGGCCTGCGTCCGCAGTCCGTCCCGCGCCGGCCGCGCCGAAGCCGACCCGAGCAACCCCGACCCCCATTGTCGTGCCGCATGTCGCGGCCCCTACGTGTTCCAACGAGCGCCGCGAGCGCCAGGAGTGTTGACCTATGCGAATGATGTGCCCCCACTGCCAAGAGCATGCGTACACCCGGACCAGCCTGCAACTGACCAGCACCAGCCGCGAGACCATCTTCCAGTGCCGCAACTTCGAGTGCGGCCATGTGTTCTCGGCGGTGACCGAGATCAACCGCACGATCAGCCCCAGCGCCATCCCGAACCCTGCGGTGATCCTGCCGATGAGCACGCACATCAAGCGCAAGCTGCTGCAGACCCAGCTGGACGCCATGCCGTCCTCGCAGTACCAGCCCGGCTCCCACGCCGCGCCGGCCGCCACCACATCGCATCAGGGCATCGAGGCCCGGCACTGAGGCGCCACAGCATGAGCAAACTCAAGAGCGGAGTTATTCAGCTTGCGCTGTACGCCAGCATGTACGGGCTGCTGTGGGCCTGGGTTGGCGATGGCGTTGAAGGCGCCGGCAACCTGCTGGGCCTGATGGTCGGCGTCCTGGTGCTGGCCAACCTGTGCAACGTGGGCAGGATTGACCAGCCTTTCCCCGAACGAGCCTATGCGCTCCCCTTCGCTGTGGACAACGTGCTGAGCATCGGCCTTCTGCTCGCTTGGGCGCTGGGCGCCGGCACTCGTCTACTGCGGCAGGAGCGCCAAGAGCAGGCGCGAAAAGGTGGGCAATGAACTACTCCAGCATGCGCAAGACCCTTGCCCGTGATCTGCGAGAGTGCACGCGGCGCGGCCTGCCGGCATGGGCGAGGGCTCATGTCGAGGAGCGAGTCGAGTACGCGGCTCACTGGTGGCGCCTCTCCCGGGATCGCACCAAGGCCTCCGACCTGAGGCGTGATGGCTACATGAAAGCGGTGCGTGTGCAGCTCTCGATGCTTGAACTCCTCTCAGCATTCCGGATCGGCGATGACGGCGCACAGGCCCGTCTGAAGCGAACCAGGGGCATCCTCGGGGCGGCCAAGGGGTAGGGGGTAGTCAGATCCTTGAGGGGGTCGGCCCTCCAGACCGCCCTGTTCCGCACGCGCAAGAAATTTCCCCCTATTCAAATAAATCAAATGGAGTTGCCATGGCCGGAGTCAAAGGGCGCAGCGGCGGCGCGCGTCCAGGCGCCGGCCGTCCACCGAAAGAGCCCGCATATCTGAACCTGAGTGTTACCTACGAAGAGCCCGCAAAGTTCCTGAAGGCGGTGATGAACGACAGCGGCACCGAAGCCAAGCTGCGGATCGATGCTGCGAAAGCGCTGCTGTCCGCAGAGGTCCGCCGTGGCGAGAACGGGGGCAAGAAGGCCGCGCGCGCTGGCGCTGCTGCCACCCGGGCGAAGAGTGGGAAGTACGCATCGGCCGCGCCGCCGAACCTGCAATAGGAGGGGCCGAATGCCTGAATGGTCTACCGCATGCGTTGACTGGGCTGAGCGGATCCGGGAGGGGCGTTCGATCATCCCGCCGCCGATCTTTCCTGAGGAGGCCGAGGCGGGCCTGGCCGTGATGCGCGATCTGCGCATCGTGGACGCTCCGGGCAGCCCGCGCATGGCCGACGCCTGCGGGCAGTGGATCTTTGACCTGGCCGCAACCATCTTCGGGGCCTACGACGCCAAGAGCGGCCGTCGGCTCATCAAAGAATGGTTCGTGATGCTGCCGAAGAAGAACTTCAAGTCTGGTTTGGCCGCATCCATCATGCTTACCTGCCTGGTGCGCAACTGGCGCCGGTCTGCCGAATTCACCATCCTGGCGCCGACAAAGGAAGTCGCTGACAACAGCTTCACTCCCGCCAAAGACATGGTTCAGTACCTGGAGGAGAGCGAGGACGAGGAGCCTTACAGCGAGTTGGCGGAATTGATCCATGTGCAGGACACCCAGCGGATCCTGACCCATCGAAGCATGGGCGCGAAGCTGAAGGTGATCGCAGCGGACACGAATACCGTTTCTGGCAAAAAGTCTGCCGTGCTGCTGGTGGAGGAGCTTTGGCTGTTCGGCAAGATCGCCAAGGCAAAGGACATGCTGCGGGAAGCTGGCGGCGGTTTGGCCGCGCGCCCCGAAGGCTTCATCCTGTACATCACCACCCAGAGCGACGAAGAGCCTGCGGGGGTGTTCAAGGAAAAGCTGGAGTACGCGCGGGGCGTGCGCGACGGCACCATCATTGATCCCGAATTCCTGCCCATCCTGTTCGAGCACCCGCCAGAGCTGGTGAAGAACGAGGGGTGCATGCTCCTGGAGAACCTGGCCATGGTGAATCCCAATCTTGGGTATTCGGTGGACCGGCCATTCTTGGAGCGCGAGTTCCGCAAGGCGCAGCAGGAGGGCAAGGAGTCGCTCAAGGGCATGCTGGCCAAGTACGGCAACGTTGAGGTTGGTCTCAAGCAGCGCTCTAACAGTTGGGCCGGGGCAGAGTTCTGGGAGCGTCGCGGGAATCGCCGCATCTCGCTCGATTACATCCTGCGCGCGTGCGAGGTGGTTGTGGTGGGGCTTGACGGCGGCGGCCTGGACGACTTGCTGGGCTTGGCTGTTGAGGGGCGTCTGAGGGACTCGGCCAACTGTGTGCTTTGGAACAAGGCCTGGATCCACCCCATAGGCATCGAGCGCCGCAAGTCCGAGGAATCGAAATACCGGGACTTCGAGCGCGACGGCGACCTGGTGGTGGTGAAGCGCCCGGGGCAGGATCTGGAGGAGGTCGCGGCCATCTGCAAAGAGATCCACGACGCCGGCCTGCTGGCGCGCATTGGCCTCGACCCTGAGCGCACGCACAAGGTGGTGTATCAGGCGCTCATCGACGCCGGGATCCCCGAGGAACTGATCATCGGCATCAGCCAGGGTTGGAAGCTCACGGGCGCCATGGCCGTCGCAGAGCGCGGCCTGGAGGACGGAAGCCTCACCCACGCTGCGCAGCCGCTCATGGCCTGGTGCGTGGGCAACGCGAAGGTAGAGCCCAAGGGCAATGCCTCGCTGATTACGAAACAAGCCAGCGGCTCCGCAAAGATCGATCCGCTCATGGCGTCGCTCAACGCGGTGACGCTGATGGCGACCAACCCGCAAGCGGCTGGCGGCCGCTCTTTCTGGGACAAGTGATGAACCAATTTCTACAAACGCTGCAGCGCGGCGCCGCTGCGGCGCGCGCGTCTTTGGTCAACGCTGCCCCCGACGGCCTGCTGCTGGGCGGGGCCGCTGCGATCTCATACGGGGCCTGGCTGATCTATGCGCCGGCCGGATTCATTGCTGGCGGGGTCTTGCTCATCGCTGGCGGGGTGCTGATGGCACGGGGGGCGAAGTAATGGGGCTGTTGACGCGAGGCCTGGAGCGACGGGCCAAGGAACTGACCTACGACCAGATCGCCAACCTGATCGACGGCGTGGGCGCGAGCCGCGTGGCGGGCGTGACCGTGACCGACAAGACCGCCCTGCAGGTCTCGACCGTGCTGGCCTGCGTCAAGGTGCTGGCCGACGGCTGCGCCACGCCGGACCTGCATGTCTACCGTCAGAAGAAGGACGGCACCAGCGAGAAGGCGCTCAACATCCCGGAGTACCGGCTCCTGGCCCGCCGCCCGAACGAATGGCAGACCTCTTTCGAGTGGCGCCGGATGATGACGGTGCACGCCGCCCTGACCGGCGCCGGCCTGTCCATCAAGGTGCGGGGCGACAACGGGCGCGCGCGCGAGCTGATCCCCGTGGAGCCGGGTCAATGGGACGTGCGCAAGGTCAGCCGGTACGAGCTGCGCTATCGCTGCTGGGATGAGTTCGGGATGATCGGCGACTTTTCGGCCGATGAGGTCTTCGTACTCAACGGCCTGCAGTGGAACTGGGCCAAGAGCATCAACGCTGTGGCGCTGGCGCGTTCAGCCATTGGCCTGGCCATCGCTACCGAACGCAGCCAGTCGTCCATGCATGCCAACGGCCTGCGGCCCAGCGGCACCTACACCGTGACGGGCAGCCTGACGGAAGAGCAGCACACGCGGCTCACCAAGTGGGTGAAGGACCAGGGCGGCCCGGAGAACGCCGGCACCCCGCTGGTGCTGGACCGCGATGCCAAGTGGGTGAGCACCACGGTGAGCGGCGTTGACGCGCAGCACGTCGAGACGCGGCGCCTGCAGGTTGAGGAGATCTGCCGGGGCTACGGCGTGTTTCCCATCATGGTCGGGCACTCCGACAAGACCAGCACGTTCGCCAGCTCCGAGGCCTTTTTCGCGGCCCACCGGATCCACACGCTGGCGCCCTGGCACAAGGCCTGGCGCGACCGCCTGGACGAAACACTGCTCGACGGCTCCGGCCCGCTGTTTGTCGATTTCGACACCCGTTACATGGTGGCCGGCTCCCTGAAGGACCGCGCAATGTGGGCGCGGACCATGGCAGAGACCGGCATCTGGACCCGCAACGAGATCCGCGACGAGGATGGCAAGGATCCCCTGCCAGGCCTCGATGAACCGCTGACGCCGCTCAACATGAGCACCGGCAAGCAAGGGAGCGACGATGAAGAACAAGACAAGCCAGCGCCTTGAGCGCAAGGACGGCCCTGGCGGCCGCGAGGTGCGCTCCTATGCGCTGCAGATCAAGGCTACGGGCGACGACGGCACGGTCGAGGGCTATGGCTCCGTGTTCGGGGAGCGCGACTCCTACGACGATGTGATCGCCCCGGGCGCCTTCAAGGGCAGCCTGGCCGCGCACAAGGCGGTCGGCACCATGCCCGCGATGCTCTGGCAGCACGACGGCGCCAAGCCCATCGGCATCTGGACCGAGATGGTCGAGGACAGCAAGGGCTTGCGCATCAAGGGGCAGCTGGCGCTGGAGACCGTCCTGGGCAAGGAGGCTCATGCGCTGCTCAAGCTCGGCGCCCTCAACGGCCTGTCCATCGGCTTCGTGTCCAAGCAATGGACCTACGACCGTGACACCGACGTGCGCACGCTCACGGAGCTGGATCTGTGGGAGGTCTCGCTGGTGACCTTCCCCGCCAACGGCAAGGCCCGTGTGACCAATGTGAAGGCGGCCGACGACCTGGCCGCCCCGAAAGATGCTGAGCGACTCCTGCGAGATGCAGGTTTCAGCAAATCCGACGCAACGGCCTTTGTGTCGCGCGTCATGCGGATGGGAGAAGCGCGGAGAGAGTCCGCTGATTCGACCGCTGCGGCAATTCGAGCAGCCGACAGGTTTCTCGCGTCCCTCCAATCCTGAAGAAAGATCACCATGAAGAAAACCATTCTGGCCGTCATGGCCCTGCACATGGCCGCGTTCCAGGCTAAGGCCAGCTCGCTGGCCGTCTACGAGCGCCGCGACGATCCCACCATCAAGACCGTCTCCGACGCTCTGGACAAGATCGCCACGGCCTTCGAGGAATACAAGAAGACCAACGATGCCCGCATCGAAGCCATCAAGGCCGGCAAGGGCACGGCCGAGCTCGACGCCAAGCTCTCGCAGATCGATGGCCACATCGAGACGCTGGGCGAGGTCAAGTCCAAGCTGGAGAAGATGGAGACCAAGCTGTCCCGTCCCGGCGCCATGGACCCGGCCCGCCAGGAAGGCGAGACCAAGGAAGCGGCCGAATACCGCAACGCATTCATGGGCTGGATGCGCAACCCTGGCGACCCCGAGCGCCGCACCGCCCTGCAGCAGCGCGCCCGCGAGCTCAAGAAGTCGCTGCGCGTCGAGGGCAATGATGACGACGGCTGGGAAACCCGCGCCACGCAGACCACCACGACCACCGGCTCGGCTGGTGGCTTCGCGGTGCCCGAGATCATCGAGCGCCAGATCGCGCGCCTGGGCCTGGAAATCAGCCCCATCCGCCAACTCGCCACGGTGCGCACCGTGGGCAGCACCGACTACAAGGAGCTGTTCGACATCGGTGGTGCCGGCTTCGAGTGGGTGGGCGAGACCGACACCCGCAGCCAGACCAACACGCCCGACCTGGCCGAGGTGACTCCCACCTTCGGCATGGCCTCGGCCAAGCCCCAGGCGTCGGAAGAGTCGCTGGACGACATGTTCTTCAACGTCGAGGATTGGCTGATCTCCAGCGCCTCCGAAGCCATCGCTCAGGGCGAGGGCGCGGCCTTCGTGCTCGGCAACGGCACCAAGAAGCCCACGGGTTTCCTGGCAGGCCCCGCACCCGTGGCCACGGCCGACGCCTCCCGCGCTTTCGGCACGCTGCAGTTCATCGCCTCGGGCCAGGCCGCCGCGATGCCCACGAGCCCGGACGTGTTCCTGGACCTGGTCTACGCGCTGCGCGCCCGCTACCGCACGAATGCCAAGTGGGTGACGAACCGCCTGGTGCAGGCCGTGCTGCGCAAGTACAAGGACTCCCAGGGCCAGTACCTCTGGCAGCCGTCCCTGCAGGCGGGCCAGCCCGCGACGTTCCTGGGCTATGGCATTGCCGAGGCCGAGGACATGCCGGGCGTGGCCGCCAACGCCTTCCCCCTGGCGTTCGGCGACTTCAAGGAGGGCTATCTGATCGCCGACCGTGTGGGCATGCGCATCACCCGCGACGAGATCACGACGCCCGGCTTCGTCAAGTTCTACGTGCGCAAGCGCGTGGGCGGCAAGCTGCGCAACACCCAGGCGATCAAGCTGCTGAAGATCTCGGCCTGATCCTGTGAACGGCAACAAGAGCCCCGCCCGGGGCTCTTTTTCATTGGAGAGCACCATGCAACTGAAAGTGATCAAGGCGTTCGACTGGGCGCACCGTGGCGTGCAGGTCGAGCGTTTCGAGGCCGGCAGCACCATCGACACGGAGGATGAGGATCTGATCCGTGTGTCCAAGGCCGAGGGGTGGGCGGACGAAGACGACGGCAAGGCGCCTCAGGGCAAGCCGTCGGCGGGCATGAAGGTGGACGACCTCAAGACGGCACTGGCCGCCAAGGGCATCGCCTTCCCCGAAGGCGCGAAGAAGGATGAGCTGGCGGCGCTGCTGGACGGCGAACAGCAATGAGCCTGATCGACATCGACCGCGCCAAGCTGCATTTGCGGGTGGACGTGGACGACGAGGATGCGCTCATCTCCGCGCAGTTGGTAGCAGCTGAGCGCCTGTCCATGGCCTGGATCCGCCGCAACGTGTACGCCGACCAGGCTGCCCTCGATGCCGCTATCCAGGCCGCGCCTGCATCCCTCTCGGCGGCCACCGCTGCCTACGAGGCTGCGCTGGCGCTGGCCAATCAGATGCCCAACGCCATCGAGCGCGCAGCGGCCACCGCAGCAGCACAGGAAGCCTACGAGGACGCCCAGGCCGACGCCAAGCGAACGCGGCGCGGCGTGGTGGTGGATGACCTCTTCGCTTCCGCCGCCCTGCTCACGCTGGGCGCCCTGTACGAAAACCGCGAGCTGCTGGATCCGCCGCCTGTGGCGCAGCTGCTGCTCGACCCGCTGAGGGCCTACGGATGAAAGCCGGCACCCTTCGAGACCGCATCCACATCCAGCGCAGGACAGGCGGGACGGATGGCTGGGGTACGCCTGAGCCCGGCCCCGAGGCCTGGGAGAACATCTCCACGGGCCGCATCGCAGCCAGCGTGCTGCACAAGTCTGGCCTGGGCACGATCAAGGCCGACGCTGAGGTGTCCATCGTCCGCGCGAGCATCCGCATCCGGCGCCGTGCTGGCGTGGACGCCGGCATGCGCGTGCTGTTCGACGGCCAGATCTACGAGCTCAAGGCCGTGCTGCCTGGGCCAACCCGCGAGTACATCGATCTGGTGTGCGAGCTCACGAAAGGACCGACCCAATGACCAAACCACGGAACCCGCGCGCACCGCGGGCGTCGCGCGCTGCCCCGGCGCCGGCCGACGACGGCGGGCCGCGAACGGTGCTGACGACCAGGCCCGGCACCATCGGCCCCTACGGCTACATCGCCGGCCTGCTGATCGATGGCGTGCCGGCCGATGTGGCTGCGGCAAACGCGGGCTGGATGAACGCGGATCCCGAGCGAGTTGCCGAGGCCCGCGCCGCGCGTGCCGACGCCGTACCGTTCAAGGGCTGACGGCCATGGCCAGGCGCACGCTGTCCCGCAAGGGATTCGACGGCAAGAGTCGACAGCTGCAGGGCAACAACACCTCCGGCAAGGCCTTCCGCATCGACCCGAACCTGGGCGGCCTGTTTGACATGCTGAATGAGATGGAGGCCAGTGTGGAGGGGGCTCTGCGCCCAGCGGCCCAGGCGGCCACCCAGGTGATCTATGACCGCGTGAAACTCAACGTCTCGGCCCTCGGCCGTGTCACTGGCAAGCTGGATCGGTCCATCTACCAGTACTACAGCACCGAGAAATCGGTGGATGGCGAGCGCGCCGAGTACCACGTTTCGTGGAACCACAAGAAGGCACCGCACGGTCACTTGCTGGAATGGGGGTGGCTGCAGCGCTACGTCTATCGTCCCGACGGTATGGGCCCGATGGTGCGCCCCGGCATGGAGGGAAAGCCCAAGCCGAAGCGGCGCGCGAGCCAGGCGGAAAAGGATGCGTACTACGTGACGCTTCCTGTGCCCAAGCAGATCCCCGGCAAGGCGTTCATGCGCAGCGCCGAAAGCTCGATGCCCGAAGCGCAGAAGGCTGCGGAGCAAGAGCTGCTGAGGCGCATTCGCGGGAAAGGAGGTGGCTGATGGCGCTGGAAACCGACCTGATGGCAGAGCTGCTGGCCGAGTGCCCGCGCGTTGTTGTGGGCACGGCTCCCTACGGCACGGCCATGCCCTATGTGACCTGGCAGCACATCGGCGGCGACGTGCTGCGCTACACGGACAACGCGCCGGCCGACAAGCGCAAGCCGCTCATCCAGATCAACACCTGGGCCGCCACGCCGCAGCAGGCCTTTGCGCTGATCCAGCGCATCGAGGAGCGGCTCTGCGGCGCTGGCGCCTTCACTGCGCGGCCGCACGGAGACCCCATCGGCGCCTATGACGATGCAGGAGTCGTCTCTGGCTACCTGCAGACCTTTTCCATTCTGGGCGCCCGATAGGCCGCCTGACCAGTTCCACCGCCTTGGCGGTCTCCCGCCCGCGAGGGCACTCCATCAACCCGCTTCGGCGGGTTTTCTGCTTTTGAAAGGGCCACAACATGGCATCTCTCCCTACCGGCTCGCGCATCGCCGTGGCCACTTCCATCGGCGCCAAGGTGCCTATCACCGCGATCACCAACGCGACCGAGGCCGTCTGCACGGCAGCTGGGCACGGCCTGGCCGTCGGCAACATCGTGATCGTCCTGTCCGGCTGGGGTCGTCTGAACGGCCTTGTGTTCCGCGTGAAAGCCATCCCGACCCCGGACACGTTCACCCTGGAGGGCCGCAAGGCCAACACCAGCAACACCAACCTGTTCACCCCTGGCGGCGGCGCTGGCTCGTTCCAGAAGGCCCTGACATGGGTGGACGTGGTGCAGATCCTGTCCAACAACACCTCGGGCGGTGATCCAAAAAAGGTCACGTACCGCTACCTGGAGAGCGAGAACGAGCAGGAAATCAACGACGGTTTCAGTCCGGTCTCGCGCTCGCTGGAAATCGATGCTGATGCCATCGAGACCCCGGGCTACACGGCTCTGGAAGACCTGTCCGCCAGCGGCGCCGACACGATCCAGCGCCTCACCATGAAGAACGGCGCCACGTCGTATCTGGCATGCACCGTGGCGCTCAACGATGAAGTGCTGATGCAGGACGGCCAGGTCAACCGCGTGAAGGCCGATTTCTCGGGCAAGGGCCGCTCCACCCGCTACGCCAGCTAAGGC